CAGCAGGGCGTCGTCGCCACAAATCGCAGAGCGGTGGGCGCGACGGATCGGCCCGGCGGGTGAAACCTTTCGAGCTTCGTCCAACCAGAATAGGTGGATCAACGACAAAATGCACCACGAGGTGGGTAGGCCCATTAGGACCCCTCGGGACGACGTTACGGTCTCCTCCCCGTACTCAAGATCCTGCGGCCCTGAGAGTAATCTCAGGACGCGGATCTCGAGCGGAGAGAACCGGGCCGACGCCTCGAGGCCATCAACGATGGCAGCCACCAAGTCGTGCGGGAGCAGGTCGGTTGCTCGCGTGAGGTCCGTGGATACTAAAATGTCTCCGTGGCCTCCGCGAAATAAACCGACTAGTTCTTCGTCGGATGCACCTGTAATCGGGGCGTAAGCCCCGGGGCTGGAACGAAGACCGCGGAGAATTCGCTTTCGAACTGTGTGCCCGAGAACTTGGGACCAAGCTGGCCCCACTGACACCACCCGTGTCTTCACTCCCCTCTCGCTAAGAACCGTTACGCGGTGACTCGGCCGCGCGCCGACGTCCATCTCCCGAAGGGAGTACTGGACGAAGCGCGCGTCGAGTCCGGCGACAGCGCCGAGCTGGTCTAATGAAAGATCAGCCGGCAAGTCGTCGAACGCACAGGTCGAGAGGAGGTAACGTAGCAAGCCGCCCCGTCCGGTACCCCTTTCCTTGCAGGATGAGCCAGTTGGCCAATCCGGTAGGGCGAGGGGCCGGTGGGACCTCGCTACGTGCCTCTTCGCCCATGACCGCGCGAAGTTCTTTGCAGAGGAGAGTGTCGATTCCCCAGTCACATGGCAGGACGTCAAATCCGCCCGATGCTGCAGAAGCGCCGCGAGGCGCTCTGAGGCAGGAGCGGGGGGCAGAGCTCGGCCAATGAATGATAGTTGCGCGGATAAATTCCGACCGGTTTTAATCCAGTCCGCCCTATGGGCAGCAGAACTACTCTTCAAGGCCTTGAGATCAGCCAAATTTGACGTTGAAGCGGCGATACCGAGTGCGTAATCTCGGGTCGCCACTGCCTCGTGCCTGGGGATCCCAGCAGCACCGTACGCGGCAAGGACCACTCGCTCGGGGAGCGCCATAAAGGCTTCCCTCGAAGGTTCGGTCGACTTCGATGCCCTAAGGACCTCTTTTGACCAGGGACCGGCGCTTACGCAGCCACCGGCGAGCCGAAGCTCGAAACCCTGTGCCAATTGAGGCGACCCATCGCTAACGCCCCGGGCGGAGGGCTGGTCATGTACCAGCTCCCGCATAGAATCCGGGACCCTTCGCGGTAGGGCCTTAGGCATCTTAGACGCCGAGCTCAAAAGCGGGTAGTCCAAGTCACGCACGTGGTTGCGGGCTTGGGTGGCGACAGTGGTCGCCGACACATCCTCTCGTGCCTGTTTTCTAATCAATTTACGTCGTAGGATACCCGCCGATCTACGTTGCCGACGATTGCCCCGGGGAGCTCGCTTCTTCCTAGGGACCTTGGCCAGTCCGCCCTTCAATTGTGGAGGGGCGGGCAGCGCGGGAGCTGACTTCGGAACAACACTGGCGGAGGCCTCCCCCAGGAGGGGAGGCTGAACCACCAGTGCCGAACTACTCAGCCCCCACGGGCTACTGGTCTCTGGGATCGAAACGAACCCACCCAGGGCAACAGCTGGCCGGACCTCAAGCAGTGGCCGAGTCAGGGCCGCATAATTGCGGGTCCTCTCGACCGAGCCGAGTCCGGCGAACTTCGTACCTCGCCTTATTGGCAAGGGACGGGCGGAAACGTGATGGGCACGGGTACCACTATCCGTATCTTGGTTAGTAGCAGGCAGTGGGGACACAATCCCTCGCGGGAAGGTGCTGGACCGGTTCGCTGGACCGGCATCACTCTCCAACAGTTGTAGCCTAAGGTTGCAAAGCCTTAGAACTGTT